TTTGGTGCGGAATACCGCATTGGGAGGGAATGTTGACACGGACAAATTCATTCAGTTCATCAAGATTGCCCAGGAGATCCACATTCAGAATTACCTCGGCACCAAACTTTACGACAAGATCTCAAGTGATATCATTGCCGGAACATTGGCGGGGAACTACCTTTCTCTGGTGAACTCATACATCCAACCAATGCTCATCCATTTTGCAATGATGGAGTACCTTCCTTTTGCGGCCTATACGATTGCAAATGGTGGAGTATATAAACATCAGAGCGAGAACTCGGCAAGTGTTGACAAGACCGAGGTGGATTTTCTGATCGAGAAGGAAAGAAAGATTGCGGAATTTTATGTTCGGAGATTTGTGGACTATATGACTTTCCACCAAAGCAGTTATCCGGAATACAATCAAAATGTGAACGAGGATATCTATCCGGATCACGATGTGCAATACTCCGGCTGGGTTTTATGAGCAAGAAAAAGACATACGAACCGAAGAAGAATAACATTTTCAAACTGAAAAGTTATTTAAAAGAGAAAGAGAAGAATGGCAAATCTAATTAACTGGGGAGCGATCTATTGTGAAAGTTGGTGGGGTGATACTGACCAAACCACGCTTTCTATTCAGAATGAGAGCGCACCTCCTTGTTTCGCTCCGGCAAATGATATTGCCCTTGCTTTCCTGGATCGTGTAGAAGCCGATGGTGGAGTCCTTGAGGGCTACGATTGCTTGGTTGCTGCTTTGCAGGACTTGGGAGAGGACAACTACTATGAATTATGGGACACCTATATTCTGCGAATGATAAACGATGGGGCAACCATAGAATCGGAAGATTGCCTAATTGACCAACTATTTAACTTAAATTGATATGAGTTCATTTTTTGATAGTGCATCTTTGGTGCAAATTCCGAGTGGATACTCCAATGGCACTTTGTATAGTGTCAAGCCGATTGACGGCACGGGAGACCTAACCTTCAGCCGCGCCTCTAACGCTACGCGCGTGGCCTCTAACGGCCTTATTGAGAAGGTGCGGACTAATCTTGTTTTGCAAAGCAATACGTTTAGTACGACTTGGGCAAATAGCAATAGCACCGAAACGGGAGGCCAAGCGGGATACGATGGAACGAACAATGCTTGGCTTTTAACGGCTACTTCTGCTGGTGGCTTTATTTATCAAGATGTAACTATTGCTGGCCTTACTACATTTTCAATCTATGCAAAGGCTGGAAGTGAAATAGGTATTACTTTATATTCTGCCCACGCTTCTCAAGGTCGCTATTTTAATTTATCTACGGGCGCACTTGGTGGCGCATTTGTAGGCACTCCTTTAGATTCTAAAATTGAATCAATCGGCTCGGGATGGTATCGTTGCAGTATTACTGTTTCTGCAACCGCAACAAACAATTTCCGTGCTTACGTTAGTAATGGAACGGCAAATGTTGCGGGCAACATCCTAATCCAAGCAGCCCAAGTAGAAACGGGCGACATAGCAACCGACTACATCGCGACCACATCTTCAGCGGTAAGCGTAGGCCCCGTGAGTGGATTGCCTCGCCTTGACTATTCGGGGGGGGCTACTTGTCCTTCATTGCTCCTTGAGCCACAACGGACGAACGTTTTGCCTCAATCAAATTATTTTGCGGCCGCTGACTGGATTAAAATCAATGGATCAATAGCGACAAATCAAGCCACCTCACCCGAAGGTATAGGGAATGCTTCTACGTTCACGGAAGATACCTCAAGCGGATTCCACGTTATGTACGATAATATAGTAGCGGCCTTCAGTACGGCTCACACATTGAGTGCATTCGTAAAACCCAACGGGCGAAACATTATGTATTTAAGGATGGAGAATGCCTCAACGGGAAGCGGTTTGGGTATTACTTACTTTAATATAAGCACGGGCCAAATCCTAACGGATTCCTCTACGAGTTCAAGCATAGAGGCGTACGCAAACGGCTGGTATCGTGTAAGTATTACCGCTACCACACCTTCAGCGCAAAGTACTTTGTTTGCTATTGGTTTGGCTGATGTGGACAATTCCCGTTCTTATACGGGTGATGGAACAAGTGGAATCTATTTGTATGGCGCACAAGCAGAGCCAAGCGCAACATACCCAACCTCGCTAATTCCCACGAACGGCACAAGCGTGACCCGTGTGGGCGATATTGCTTTGAAGACGAGCATTTCTTCTTTGATTGGGCAGACGGAGGGGACTTTGTTTTTTGATTGGATAATGAACCACGAATCACCAAACTCAAGCGAAGATTTGTACACGCTTACTATGTCCGATGGAACGGGTAATAAAATAATCGGTATCAATAATTACAATCAAACTTTAGCGGTGTTTATTAAAGACACGACTACTCAATTCTTTGACAATTCATATACGAGTGGTACTGATGGAGCAAGAATCAAACTTGCCCTTGCATACGCAAATAATGATGTTGCCTTGTATATCAATGGAACACAGATAGCAACGGACTCAAGTGCAACCATTCCAACATTAAGTCAAGTTAGACTAAACACATTTTGGAACGGAAACCTTCCCGATAGTACAAGTGTAAACCAATTATTGCTATTCAAGACACGATTAACAAACGCAGACCTCGCAACCTTAACCGCATAAGAATATGGCAACCTTTAGAAAATACGAATTTACGCCCACCCAATGGGGAACTGCGAAAAGCAAGATTCAAGTAACTGACGAGGAAGGCAATACATCTTGGGATGCCTCCAAAGTTATCGCGGTGGTAGAGTTAGGCCACCTATGCACACAATGGGGAACGGATGCCGAAGGCAACCCCGTTTGTGAGGTAGAGTCACCAAAGTATGCCGTTGACATCCTATGGACTGACCAACCCGCCACCACATCATTCGCATCGTATGTCGTGTGGCCCGAACCTTGTGGCATTCACATCTTCGCGGGATGGGCCGAGCAGTATGCTTTGGACTATTGTGCAGCCAACCCAAGTGCAGCCTATTGCCAACCTCCAACGCCCCCCGTTGAGTAATGACAAGAACTGAATCAGTAGGGGCTACCTTCCTCTCAACAATTATTAGTTGGGTGACTATTGACATCAACCCTTTGTTGTCGGGATTGGCTTCGGTGTTTGCTATTGTCTTGTCTGCGTTCCTTATCTACAAGACATACCTTGAGATTAAGATTCGTAAAAACCAACTGAAATGAATTGGATTAAGAACTTATTGAGTGAGGGGGATGCCGTAAGTTCAAAGCGTTTTATTGGATTGCTTGGTGCTTTGACTCTTTTGGTGATGCTGGTGGTTAATTCCTTCAGCCCTCAAACGATTGGCCCTTCTGATGGATTGGTGAATGCCGTTTTGGTTTTGACTCTTGGTTGCTTCGGCTTTACCTCTTTGGATAAGTTCGCAAAAAAGTAATGGCTAAACTTCAAACGGCTACCTCGTATATCTCAAAGAGCAAGAAGCGAGGCAAACACTCCAAGCAAGAGAGTGCTAACAAGGCAAGTAAAAACTACAAGAAGCAATACAAAGGGCAAGGGAGATGAATCTTTCAAAGAATTTCACCCTGGGGGAGATGATTCAAAGCCAAACGGCTATCCGGAAGAACATTGACAATACTCCGAATGGAAATCAGATCCTCAATTTGATTGATCTTTGTGAGAATGTGCTTCAACCCCTCCGGGATTATTTCGGGCCTATTCATATCTCCTCCGGGTTCAGAAGCCAAAAACTGAATGTGGCTATTGGGGGATCAACAAGCAGTCAACATTGTGCTTTGAATGGTGCTGCTGCTGATATTGATATGGGGGAGAAGAATCGGAAGATCTTTGATTGGCTGAAGATGAATGTTGAGTTCGATCAACTTATTTGGGAGTTCGGGGATGATGAGTGTCCATCCTGGGTACATATCTCCTATCGTGAAGGAAAGAATCGAAATCAAATACTTAAAGCAATAAAGCAAGATGGCAAAACAAAATACCTCCTCTTTTGATGAATGGCTCAATGATTTGGAACAAGTTCCTACGAATTCGACTTGTAGCATTGACAATCCCGATTGCGATTCTTGCGGGAGTTAGTGGATGCGGTATTGCGAAACAAGGCCATACGAATGTAATTGTTCGGGACACGATTGTAGTCACAAAGGAAAGAGTCCTACACGATACCCTAACGATTCAAAAAGATACGATCCTTTACCAAGACCGAGTAAAGGTTGAAATCAAGTATCTTCCAGGGGAGAGGATGATGATCTCTGCGGAGTGTCCATCTGATACCATCCGGGTAGAAACAATCCGAATTGTGAACCAGCCCATTCAAAAAAAGGGGATGGGTTGGGAAGGTCTGATCGGATGGGTGATTGCAATCGTTTGTTTGTTGGCTATCATCAAGCAAGTGGTCAAGAATCTATTTTAAGGGCATTTTCCTTTGATTTAAGAAACTTTTATTGGTTGGATGAATGATTTATCATCTGAATGGAGAAAGTCCGGGAAATCAAAGAAAAAAGAAAAAGAAGATTTTTTTTGGTGGATTGGGTTCAGTTGATTATTTTTTACAACTTAACTATACTTACTTACTTAAGTTAACTAATTTAGATTCTCTAAAAGAGAATACTACTTAACTAAAGTTACTACAATGGGGAGTAAAGAGTTGATGCGAGCGAAATGGACACGGATAGAGAATGGGGAAGAACCCGATGACTATCAAAACCCATTTCTTTCGCATTTTGGTTTTATGGACTATCCACTAACCGAAGATCAAGAGAGAACAAGAAAACGAGCAAAACGATACTATGGCTGCGAATAATCAAGAGGGATGGCATTTCATCTATTGGGATGATTTTGAGGATTACCACGAAGAAGGTCATAAAGAAAAAAAAGATATCTTTGTTGATGATGAGCAAGAAGACACCTAAATATTACATCGGCAAGTACAAATCCATCGAGGCATTTGATGTTGTATTGGATTTCCAGGAGGACAACTACAATTTAGGTACTGCAATCACCTATCTACTCCGGGCAGGGAAGAAACCCAACAACCCGATCACCCAAGACATTAAGAAAGCGATTGCACATCTTCAGCGTGAACTTGAACATCAAGTCCATAAATCTGCTAACCACTTCGAATACTTTGAGTTTCACAATGCATCAGCAAAACCCCACCCCGATGGAATGGAAATACTATACCAACAAAGCGATCAAGCGGAAAATTGATCACCTTCTTCACCAGGCGGCAATAATCTTTGCGAATTGTGATTCAAATAGCGAAGCCAGGAAGGAAGCCCTCAAGAAGGAACAAGAGATATTAGCGGAGATCAGTAAGTTGGATCCGCACTTTGCAGAGAGATGTGGATATCAGCGTTGAGGTAGGGAAGGTACCCTCACTAAACTCTTTTTATGCATCGAAACATTGGATTGTAAGGAAGAAGGCGAAGGACAAATTCAAAGGTGAGATCCTGGATCAGTTGATGAAATATGATCCGGTGAAGTATCAGAAGATCAAGATCCGAGCAGAAGTAAATTACCGATATGACATCGACAACTGCATTATGGCAGTAAAGTTTGCGATGGATGCTTTTAAGGATTGGGGAGGGGTAGAGGATGATTCGCCCAAGTATTTCAACAAGTTGACTATTGTGCAAAACACTCATCTCCAAAAAGATACTGCAAAAATTTTTTTCATCCCGATCAAATAATACTTGGAGGTGTTGATAAAATTTCATAGGTTTGGGGGAACCAAAAGATTTTATCTATGCAAGACACAACCAAAACCTACCTCTCTCCGGAGATGTATGAATCAATCATCTCATTCCAGGAAATGAGGATTGAAGCACTTGAGAAGCGAATTCACCTTCTTGAGTAT